GGACGCTTCCCTGGTCGAATCAGTCAGAAAATGGTTTGAGACTGAGGTGGAATTCGCCGGTGGATTTAACAAGGATCTGCCGTTTGTGACCACTTCTCAGATTATTTCTGATACGGATACCGGAAAAGGGCGGCGGTCGGAGAGGGCTATCCAAATGGATATCGCCAAAATCCTCGAAAGAAAGGGGTATATCAAGATGCGTTTTAAGGAAGGAGGGCTGCGCATGGTGCGCTGGTATCGTCCTGAATGCGTAAAAAAAGACAAGTTGCTGAAAAAATGGGTGGTCAAATAGCGTAAGGGCCACACCTAGGTATGGTCGGGCCACACCTGGTGTGGCCCTTTCTTTTTGCATAAAAAATAAAGACTTAAAGCACTTTGGGCCATACGTACCATACCTTATTACTAATATTATATAAATATATTATATATAAAGGGGAAGGGGTAACGTGTGGTTCTCGCAAAATTTGCGAGTTGGTAAAAGATTACAAATTGGCGAAAATGAGCAAAATAAAAGTTTGCTGAAATCGCCAGAGAGGTATGGCCCGAACGCGCGTAAAACGCACGCAAATCGGTGAAAACTAACAACTTTTTGCAAATCGGGCCACACCTTTTGACGTGTGGCCCGGTTTTTGTAAGTTATTGATTGTTTTAGTCAAATAGTGTTTTAGAGGTATGGCCCCCTTTGTTGTTGATTTTATTACCTTTTAACAGTTAGAAACAGGTCAAACCAGTAGCACGTAAAGCTAAAAACGTTTAAATACAAGTGATTGCGTGCACCCCTTCAAAATTATCGTTGGCTTAGTATTGACTTGTGATACTATTCGTGATGCACGTTAGCTAACATCAACCTCGAGGTAATACCATGAAAAACGACAACCCCGGCCTGTTGCCGATGGATGTGAACGCAGCCGCACGCTACGCGGAAAAATCCCGCACGGCGAAAGCGGGCAGCTATGCCGATGCATCGTTGGCCAGCGGCCCTAAACCGGTCGGCTGGAAACTGAATGGCGTCCCTGCTCCAAAGAGCGGTGGCGTTAGCAAGTAAACACCCTCTAAAAACGCCTCACGGCCTCTGTGTGGCGTTTTCTACACCTAACCCAAGTTACCCTACTGCCTAGGAGCTAAAACAATGCCAAGGCTTTTAGACAGAGCGAAAGAAGTTTTCTGTCAGGAGTACAGCACCAACGGATTTAATGCCGAGGGGGCTGCACGCATTGCGGGCATCGACCCCAAACAGGCAGGCAACACGGCAAAACGCTGGCTTGAGCAGGACGAGGCTATCCAACAGCGGCTTGACGAGATATTGCGCCCCTTCATCAACGAAAAGCAGATGAGCCGGGAGCGCATCAAAAACGAATTGATTAAGCTGGCGTTTTACGATGTGCGCAGGATGTATGACGAAAAAGGCCGGATGCTGGATATCTCCAAAATGGACGCCGATACGGTGGCGGCCATCAAAAGTATCACCACAAAGGGGATCCACATGGCCGATAAGTTGGCCGCCCTGACCACCTTGGCCAAAGTCTGGAAAATACTGGACGAGAACGATACTGATAAAAACGTAACGGTGGTAATCAACCGATTCAGCGAACCCGCACCAGGAGAAGACCTGCTATGAAAGAATTGCTGATTACGATGTTTCTCATTGCCAAAGAGTGGGGAGCGCGAAAGATTGAACGTTTTCTGGAGAAATTCCTATGAAACGTGATTTCATCGTCTTAGTTTTCCTCATCGGGCTATTATATCTGGCCGCACGCTGGTGGATAGCATGAAAATAACCCGCATAAATAACCCATTTAACGTTAGGTACCCCCAGCCATGTCAAGGGTGTGAGGGACAAGGTAAATATCGCCAGTGGTATAAGCCAACGGATCCGTTCGGCCCTGACGCACCCGATATTCCGGGGAAAGCTTTTTGCGAACCGTTGTATGTTGAATGCGAGCGTTGCGGTGGAAAGGGGTATTTATGATTGGTAAACACGCATTCCATCCAAATTTTCCGCAGTGGGACTTTAGCGTCAGACCGGAGCAACGTCCCGCATTAATTTGCGTGTGTTACGTTTGTCCGCATTGCAAAGGCACCGGCTTTAAAGTTAATGCCTTGGGTATGTATTCTTCCCTGTGGACGCGTTGCGAATACTGTAGGGGGACAGGCCATTTATGACCATAATCACCCTCCCCAACAACTGGAAACCGCGAGCTTATCAGCTAAATGCATGGAGCAAACTTGAGCAAGGTTGCCTCCATGTTGAGTACGATTGGCCCCGCCGTGCGGGTAAGGATGAGGTAGCGTTACACTGGACGGCGGTCGCCTCACAACAGCGCGTTGGCACATATTGGTACATGCTGCCCATGGCCAGCCAGGCGCGAAAAGCCATTTGGGATGCCGTTAATCCACAGACGGGAAAGAAGCGTATTGACGAGGCTTTTCCGCACGATATGCGGTCTCGTAACGTCGATAACTCGATGTATATCGAATTCAAGAACGGCAGCACCTGGCAGGTGGTTGGCTCGGATAACTTCAACAGCCTGGTAGGTTCGCCGCCTGTCGGGATCGTCTATTCAGAATGGCCGTTGACAGACCCCACTGCGAAAGCGTATTTGATGCCCATCATGGCCGAAAACGGTGGCTGGCAGATATTCAACGGCACGCCCCGCGGTAAGAACCACGCGTACACCTCCATCCAGGATGCGATGAACGAACCGGATGATTTCGGCGAGATACTCACTGTCGAACAGACACAGCACATCAAGCCGGAAGTGCTGGAAAAGCTGCGGCGGCAGTACATCAAGCAATATGGTGAAGTGCTCGGGGAAGCGTTTTTCCAGCAGGAATTTTATTGCAGTTTCGATACCCCGGTTATGGGTGCGGTATTCGGTAAAGAAATGCGCGAGACACAGCAAGAAGGCCGTATAACGCTGGTGCCTCACGATCCTTCGAAGAAAGTGGTTACGGTTTGGGACTTGGGCCGCGCAGACAAAACAGCGATATGGTTTGTGCAGTTTTCTGCGTTCTCTGTGGGCATCATCGATTACGAAGAATTCACCGGCAAGCACATCGGCGATATCATTATCGATTTGCAGCGCAAGCCCTACCAGTACGGTGATACCTGGCTGCCTCACGATGCCAACAATGAGCTATTGGCCTCACGTAAAACCGTTGCCCAGCAGTTGCGTGATGCAGGCTTTGCGACTAAAACAGTTAAGAAAACATCGATATCGGCGCGCATCAACGCATGCCGTTTGCTGTTTCCTAAACTGGTATTTGACGATGCTAAAACCGAAGTCGGCCGCAATGCGCTGTTAAATTACTGCTATGACGTGGACGAAGCCACGCATGAATTCAGTGATAAACCGCTGCATAACTGGGCCTCCCACGCAGCGGATAGCCTGACCTATTTGGCGATTGCATTGACCGAAGAGAAAGAGAAACCAGAGCCACCAGCACCAAAACGTGCGGCGGTACAAATCAACAGCAGACCAGGCGGGGCGTGGATGTAATGGCGACTAACAAAGACGATAAAGACTTACTTGCCCGACTGAAAAAGCGTTTCGCTGCGGTCGAGAGTGAAGAAAGCGATTTCCGTATCCGTTACCAGGATGATATGGAATTCCTTTTCGCTGATTCTGACAACCAAGACCAATGGCCTGCCCAGGTGAAAGCGGACAGGGCGCGTGATAAGAAGCCGATGATCACCATCAACAAGGTGCACACGCATTGGCTGCACGTTGTCAATCAGTCGAAAGAGAACAAACCGACTATCAAGATCCACCCCACCAACGACGAAGCCACTTATGAGGCCGCCCAGATATTCGAGGGCATCGTTCGGCACATCGAATACGCATCGGACGCGCAGACTGCGTACGATATCGCCATGGAAACCAGCACCGGCGGCGGTATCGGCTACTGGCGTATCAAAACGATGTACTGTGACGATCAGTCTTTTGACCAAGATATCCGCATTTGCGAGATTTCAGACCCAATGACTGTGTATTTCGGGCCCCACAAGAAACGCGACGGTTCCGATGTGATGTACGCGTTTATCTATGAGGATATGCCGAACGATATGTTCGAGGCGGCATTCCCTAATGCGCCTAAAGCATTATCCAACGCACGCAGCACAAAAACAGATGGCTGGATGACAAAACAGACCACACGCGTCTGTGAATACTTCGAAATTGAGCAGTCGAAAGAGTGGATGTATGCAGAACAGGGGCCAGATGGCCGCGTGAGATATACCCGTCAGTCCGATATGCCGCCGGAAGAACAGAAATTGATGAATCTGGCTATCGAACAGTCCCCGGAAACGCATCGCCGTCGCCGTGTCGATAAACGTGTGGTGAAATGGTACAAAGTGGCGGGGGATACCGTCATTGACCGTGGGATCTGGCCAGGCAAATACATTCCGATCATCCGGGTGCCGGGTGAAGAAGTGGTGAAAAAGACCGGTAACAGCGTTGACCGTAAAGGTTTGGTGCGTTATCTCAAGGATGCCCAGCGCGCGTATAATTACAACGCATCAGGGCAATTGGAATTCGGCGCTTTGCAGACCAAAACACCGTGGATGGCTGGCGCATCGGCTATTCGTGGGTATGAAACCTATTACGCTGACGCCAACACCACGAATTTTTCCTATCTGCCTTACAACGATATGGACGATGCCGGTAACCCAATTGCGCCACCACATCGCCTGGATCCACCAATGGGCGCGACGGCGTTCGGCCAGGGCATGATGGATGCAGAACGCCAGCTTATGATGGCATCCGGCCAATATGAGGCCACGTTTAGCGAACAAGGCAATGAGATAAGCGGTGTCGCTATCGACAAACGGCAGACGCAAGGAAACCGCGTCACCTTCCACTATATCGACAGCCTGGCAAAAGCTATTCGGTTTACCGGTAAGCAGATCATTGACCTGGTGCCCAAGATTTATGATACCCAACGCATTGTGCGTATCCTTGGTGCAGACGGTGACGAGCAGCAAATACAGATAGACCCAGTGGCCGAGCAAGCGTTAGCGCAACGTGAAGACAGCGAAGAGGCCAAGGTTCAAACGATTTTTAACCCGAATGTCGGGGCATTTGACGTGGTGGCCGAAGTAGGGCCTAACTTTGAAACACGTCGCCAGGAAGCCTTTAACGCCATGAAAGATTTGCTTGGCGCGGATCCTAATTTGACACAAGTTATCGGCGATTTGTGGATGCAGTCCGCTGACTTCCCGAACGCGGACAAGTTGGCCGAACGTATGCGCAACTGGATCCCGGCAACAATCCGCGATGGCGGCCCAAGCCAGGAAGAACAGGCATTGCAGCAGCAGGTGCAGCAGATGCAAGGCGTTATTGCTCAGTTGCAACAGGCTCTTAGCGACAAGTCGCAGCAATTGCAGATTGAGAAACAACGCACCGATATGGATTACGTTAACCATTTGGCCTTACGCATGGATAACGAAGTCGACAGCCGTATCGATGCGTTCAAAGCCGAAACTGATCGCCTTAAAGTGGTCGCCCCGGCCATGACACCGCTTGCTATTGAGGAAATTGTTCGTAAAATGATAATGGAAATGCAGCAAGCGCCTAATCCATCACAGGATATCGATCCTCCACAATACGATGCACCGATGGCACTACAGCTCGCGGCTCCAGAAATAACTGCACCCCTTGCACCACTGAACCCGCAACCACAACAAGGCCAGCCGCAAGGCCAGCCGCAACCACAAGGCACCCCAAATGGCTGATGAAATCGAAAACACTGGCGAAAAAGCACCAGAAATCGAAGTACAAACAGAACAGACCGCGGCCCCCATTGTTGAAAAACAGCATGACGAGATAGCACCCTGGGTTAAAGGGCGTTTCGCGGATCTGACCAATAAGCGCAAGGCCGCGGAGGCGCGTGCGCAGCAGCTTGAAGAACAGATCCGTACTCTCCAGGCCCAACAACAACAGCAAGCTCCTGTACCGGATTACACCGGTATCGAGCAGCCCGCGGTGCAATCGCGCTATCAGCCTACCCAGGCCGAGATAGACCAGCTCGTTAACCAACGCGCCCAGCAATTGGCCGCGCAGCAGGTTAACGAATCCGCATTTACTGCGCGTTTAAACGATATCGAACGCGAAGCCAAAACCAAATACGGGGCCAAGTTTGACACGGCGCTAAACAACTTGCAGGAATTGGGGGTAATCAACCGTGATTTCCTGACAGCAGTATCCTCCGTGGACAACAGCGACGCGGTGCTGACCTTTTTAGGCCAAGGTGCCAATCTGGAGGAAGCAAATCGAATTGCAGCAATGAATCCTTTCCAGATGGGCGCGGCGTTGTCTAAATTGTCCTCTACAGCAGGTAAAGCGCTCAACAAACAGGTATCAAGCGCACCGGCACCCATTGAGGATATCCCGGCGGGCGGCTCGGCTAAACTTGGTGCTGAACCAAAAGTGGGATCCAAAGAATGGATTGTGTGGCGTAATCAACAGGCACGCGAACGCGGTAGACGTTGACAGTAATTTGAACGCGTACTATTATGCAAGTTGACCGGTCCTTACCTTGGCACTGCGCTAGATAAAAATAGCCAGCAAGATCAGCGTAAGGACCGGGCATTAGGTCAAGACGCACCGTTAAGCCGTCGGCTTTGCCCGTATCAAACCAGTGTAAGTCTCGCTAGGGCATGAGGCAGGAAACTAACTCATAGACCTATTTTGGAGAATTACACCATGGCATCATCTTTGCTCACTATCGATATGATCACCAACGAAGCCGTTCGCCTGTTTTCACAGTCCAACGCCTTTCTGCGCAACATTGACCGCCAGTATGATGATCAGTTTGCCCGCGATGGTGCAAAAATCGGTAACACTCTGCGTATCCGTTTGCCAAACGATTACACTGTAGGTTCCGGCGCGGCAATTACCCCGCAGGGCACTACCGAACAATCAGTGCCATTGACCGTC